TTTTAATAAGGAATTGCTCAAGGTACAGAGCTTGGAGGACTATGCCCGTATGCACGTCGGTGATGTGCCGATCGCCAAGATGCACACCGACAACTTTGACATCGTTGTGGCCCATTCAACGAGTGGTGCGTTTCAGCAGTGCTCATGGGTCAACGGCATCGCCACCACCAAGGGTGGAACGCACGTGGACAAGGTGACCAAGGCGCTATGCGACGCCATCGCGGCTGACAAGCGCGTGACTGTGAAACCTGCCCAGATCAAGGCGGCTCTCTTTGTGTTTGTGCGGGCCGTCGTGGTCAACCCCACATTCTCGAGCCAAACCAAGGCTGATTGTACTTCAAAAATTACTGATGCCATTGATTTGAAACCAAAATTCGTCAAGGATGTCCTGGCGACGGGTGTCCTGGACGACCTTCTCGCTCTCGGCCTCGCAAAGGTTGACAAAGAGCTCAAGAAGACAGATGGGTCCAAAAAGTCTCGAATTACGGGCATCCCCAAGCTCGACGACGCCAACTGGGCCGGTACTCACAAGTCCCATGAGTGTACGCTTATTATCACCGAGGGTGACTCGGCGAAAGCTCTTGCCATTGCCGGTCTGAGCGTTGTGGGCCGCAACGCTTTCGGCGTGTTTCCACTCCGGGGTAAGCCGCGCAATGTGCGGGATGCTTCTGTAAAACAGGTGACCGAGAATGAGGAATTCAGCAGCTTGAAGAAGATTCTCGGGCTCCAACATGGCAAGGTCTATAATTCCGTGAGAGAATTGCGCTACGGCCGTCTGATGATTATGACTGATGCCGATCTAGACGGGTCCCATATCAAGGGTCTAGTCCTCAATATGTTCCACGTATATTGGCCCAAGCTTATTGAGCTCGGTTTCATCGTGAGTATGGTGACGCCCGTCATCAAGGCGGGCAAGGTGTGGTTCTTCACAGAGGAGGCCTTTCGTGAGGCGCAGGCCCAGCGATCAGGTGGGCTCCCGGGACCCATCAAGTACTACAAGGGTCTGGGCACCTCCACAAGTGCAGAGGCTAAGGAATATTTCAAACAAATTGAGAAACTAACTGTTGCTTTCAATTCCGATCAACACATGAACGAGTCCATGTGTTTGGCGTTTGCCAAGGCTCTGAGTGACGACCGCAAGGTGTGGCTGACGAAGCACATGGCCAAACCGCCGCCGGGAATCCCGTACGGTCAATTGGCGAAGCTGCCCGTGTCCGAGTTCGTCCATCGCGACTTGGCCAACTTTAGCGCCGAGGACATCAAGAGGAGCATTCCTCACGTGGCGGACGGCCTCAAACCGTCTCAGCGCAAGGTGATTTACGCATGCCTCAAGAAGAACCTGGCGCAGGACATGAAGGTGGCGCAGCTGGCGGGCTATGTGGCTGAACAGACGGCGTATCACCACGGCGAGGGGAGCCTTCAGGGCACGATCGTCAACTTGGCCCAGAACTTTGTGGGTGCAAATAATTTGAACCTTTTGGAGCCTTCGGGGCAGTTTGGCACTCGGCTGGCGGGTGGTAAGGACGCCGCCAGCTCCAGGTACATCTTCACGCGGTTGGCACCACAGACGCGCAAGATATTCAATCCTGCTGACAATGCAGTTCTGTCATACGCCATGGACGATGGTCAACAGGTTGAGCCAGAATTTTACGCACCGATAGTGCCTATGATCCTCGTGAATGGCGCCGAGGGAATTGGGACGGGCTTCAGCTGCTACGTCCCTCCGTACGACCTCCAGATCATCAAGCACAATATCGAGTGCGCCCTGAACCAGGTGGCGATGGTACCCATGGTACCACACTTCAAGGGATTCAAGGGCAAGGTGGCCAAGACGAAGGAGCATACGTGGGTCATGTCAGGTGTCGTAGAGAAGGAGGGGAACCAACTCCACGTCACGGAATTGCCGCCTGGCAAGTGGATTCAGGACTTCAAGGAGCACTTGGAGGATCTCCTGGAAAAGGGGACTATTCAAAAATACGAGAACCACTCTACGGAGACGCAGCCCGACTTTCGCATATGGGGAGCGGCGCTGGAAGACCCGATCCGAGAGTTGGGGCTGACGAAGACGATACACACGAGCAACATGTATCTGATCGGTCCCAATGGAGCGGTGAAGAAGTACGCAAGTCCCGAGGAGATTCTGGTAGACTACATAGAAATCCGTCTAGGGACTTATAAGAAACGCAAGGCGTGGCTTCTCAAGCAATTTGATTCTGAAATTGAGTGGCTCAGTGAGAAGGCTCGTTTCATAGATGGTGTGATTCGTGGGACCCTCAAGGTGATGAACGTTCCCTTGGCGCAGATTCAGGTTCAGTTGTCCAAAGCTCAATTTAAGGATGAAATTTGGGAGAAGCTCTTGGATATCAAGACGTATCAGTACGTGGCTGAAGAGGTGACGAAACTCCACGAGATGGTGGTCAAGAAGAGGACTGATAGGGACGCTCTCAAGGCGACGAGTGTGACACAACTGTGGAAGAATAATCTGAGTGAGTTGTAGAAGGAATGCAAAAAGTGTTCCAAAATGTCATTACACTTGAGAGACGGGTACAAGCTTCGGTATTCAACCTCTTTAATAAGAGTGTTGGGCCGGCGCCGATTCCCACGAGCCCAAGCCCCGTCTCTTCTTTGGTGGTACAGCAAACACCGATAGCCTTGGCACCGATCGACTTGAATGGATTTTACAATGTGACGAGTGATACGAACATAACTTTTTACGTCACGACCGATCTCCCAATCATCCCCGTGAGCCCTGGCTGGTCGGGTGCTGGTTTTACAGGAATTTTGGGTCAAATTCAAGTCACGAGCGTCTCGAACGTCGCGGGGACCACCGACTATGGAGCGTACAACTGGTCTTTCACTCTTCAAACCGATACCGACCAGAACATACAAGGGACCCAACAAGCCACCGGAGCGATTCTTTATCCGCCTAATCAGCTACAATACAAGAGCAATAGGACTCGTGCACCTCTTTATGGTTACTACCTAACGGCTCAAAATAGCGTAACCTTTTACTTTACAGCACCGCCTCCTACTCAAACGAGCGTCGGGTGGCGCATCACCGGCCTCCCCACTTTCAGCGTCCCCATGCAAATCACATCTGTTCAAGGGACCACATTAGCCACTCTCGTTCCTACAGACAACAGTATTCCTCCTAATAATTCAGTTCCCATATACGTGAATGGCATCCCTGCGATGATCGAAGAGCCCATGTTCACAAGCACGTTTATTCCCGGGCGTTTTACAAATTATGTTTCAAAGGGTGGGGATGTACCGAACGTGCAGGTCCAGCTCAATCAAAACGTCAGTGTGGGAAACTATCCAGAGTTGCGGACTCTCAATACGGACGTGGAGTGGCAGGATCCACAACCAGGGACCCGTCTCTTTCCCGAGAGTAAATACATTGAGGAGAAGAACAAGGGTTTCAGTTCAGGGTCTGTTTTGTCCCTTCAAGCTATAGGCCCCCAGGAGGATTACTTTTTGACGGACGACATGAGCAAGTCGCAGTGGAATCCTGCGTTCAAGAGGTACTCGAACTTCGTCATGTATCAAAAGGTTTATCCCTTTCCACCTCCAAATCCGTATTATCAGGGGTCTGTCATTCAGATTGAGCTGCGGCCGACCGAGTTGGGTCATCTTCTGTCGAACATGTACCTCTCGGTGAATCTCCCGGCCCTCCCAGGGAGCAACAGTTACACGCCAAACGTCGGGCGCGCCCTCCTGAAACAGGTGGATCTCCTCGTGAATGAGACGATCGTCGAGACTCTGTACGATGACTGGTACGTTATCCGGGACCAGATGTTCCTGGACGCTGATGAACAGCTCGGGGTCCAGACAGCTCTCAGTGTTTCAAACGCACAGGTTGGTGGCACGATCACGATCCCACTCGAGTTTTTCTTTTGCCGTCGTCATTCTGCTAATAATAAAGGGCGTGAGAGACTGCGGAAACCGTACCTCCCGGTGTGCGCCATGTGGAATCAGCGTCTTTATGTGCGGTTTACGTTCCAGCCAAACACCTGGTGGGCGAGTCTGCCAGCGAACACAAGTTATGACGTGTTCCCCCCGGGAACAAGTTTATGGCCGAATTTAATCACGGAAGAAATTCTTTTAGAGAATGCTGAAAAGTTGTACTATCAAAACACGCCTCTCAAATATATAGTGAATCGCGTCCAAAAGGAGTCGACCCTCGCATTTTCAAGTGCAAATCCGACTCTTCAGTTGACGGCCAACTACCCCGTGCAAGTTCTTGCATGGTTTTTTAGAAACAAAAATTACGAGGCTGTTGCGGACGGCAAGTATTACGCATCCAGGTATAGCTACGGATACTCAACACAGTATATTCAGACAGGTATAGAGCTCAAATTTCCATCTGGAAATTCAAATTTCGTGGATGTGATTAATAACGCTAAGATTACTTTGAATAACGTGGATATTCTGAGTACGTTCCAGGGGTCCCTGTACTACTCGTTCAAGCAGCCTATGGAACACTATCTATCGATACCTTCAAAAAACATTTACATATATTCGTTTGGTTTGACGCCAAAAGAATACAATCAGGGTGGGTACCTTAATTTTTCAAAATTGAATTCACAGACGACATATATACAGCTCAACTTTAACGCGGCTTATACGAATCAGCTCATCACTGGATACAACTTGTACCTGTTCTATTATGGATATAGTCTTCTACAATTTCAGGGAGGATTTGCTTCTCTTCCGTTTCTGTAAGAGTTCGAAGAACTCCGACAATTCCGTTCGAAATTGCCCATCTCAAAAAGTTCAGCTGCGCACACGTGGTTGTCAAACCTTGGAACTCTATGCGCTCCGTGCGGCAAAAAGGATCGAAAAGCTTTTTACTGTACCCGTCCAGACTCGACTTGTATGCGACGTGTACCGTAAACACCTTGCCGTTAGGCGCTGTGAATGACACGTGGTTATTCTTTGAATAGTTGGTCACGAACCATTCGAGCCTCCGGAGAGAAGGTCCCTTGCCCCGACCAATGATGTCATGGAGCTGGGTTCGATTCTCTGGAATCTCGAAAAATTTAGAAAGACTTGTGAGCAGAAGATCACTTTTGCTTCCCATTAAGCAATTTAGTTGCGAAATCTCTAAGCTTGCTCATTCCCAAGGGGCCACTTCCTTCTGCTCAACGACAGAAATCTCAGGTTTGTGATTAGGCGCCTGACATTGATGAAAGCCGCAGTATCCATTCTCCTTGGGCTTTTTCAGACATCTCTGTTTACTCTTCAGAATTCCACGACAAAAATTACCTTCGACACTTACCGTATCTTTTATAAGTCGCTCAACTGGAATCTCGTAGAGTCTCGAGACTTCCTCGAGTATAGCTCGAGATCTTATATTGACCCGGCGCGTCACCTCATCTTCTATGTTTTGAAGAATCTGTTGTTGGTACGCG